TCCATCATCGTAAAGTTACCCTTGGCAGCCCCCGCCACACTGTCTAGTGCCATCTGCATGTCAATGCCCATTACGCTTGCCATGTCTGCTGCTCTTTGCATAGCCTTAGTTGTTAAATCAAGGCTTTTCTGCTGTTCGATACCGGAACCCTGGAACAATGCGCCCATCTTATTAGCTGTGGCAAGATATTCGCTTTGGGATGTTCCCATATTTTTGTAGGCTTCTTCACCTATCTTTTGGATGTTGGCAGCGTGTTCTCCGAACACCGCCTCTGACCCGCCAAGGTTCTGCTCTAGCTCTCCAAAAGACTTAACTACTTCTTTGCCTAACTTTATGGCAGCAGCTCCAGCAGCAACGGCAACTGCACCCATAGCAGCACCCACGCCTGCTAAGACGTCACCAAATTTTGAGAATTTGCCCTCGGCTTTGTCTAAGTCCTTGCTTACATCATCAAGTCCCTTGCCCATGTTGTCTAGTGCCTTATCGTTGTCGTCTAATGCGTTCTCCGTCTTAGCAAGTGCAGCCTCGGCCTTGTTAAGTTGTATCTGCCAGTTCTTTGTCTTGTTGTCGTTCTCGCCAAACTCTTTAGCGGAATTTTCTAAGGCGGCCTTTAATGTCTCTATCTTCTTCTTCTGTTCGTCTATCTGTTTGTTGTAGACTTCTGACTTGGCTTTAAGAGCATCCATACTATTTGCATTACTACCAAATTGAGCGGTAACCTTGCCCATTTCAGAGCCTAAAACAGCTAAGTCTTTGTTTATGCCTGATATAGCTTGTTTAAATTCACGTTCTCCATCGAGAGCAAGACCCGCTCCGATTTTCATTTTTCCTGCCATTCTCTCACCGCCTTATAGTGGGATTACATCATCTATAGTTTTTGGTTCCTGATAAGTGCCTTTTTCCTTCTGGTATTCAATGTAAAGTAGCATTAATTTTCTTAGCGTCATACGCCATACTTCTTTTTCTGTATAGCCAAGTAATGTTTTGCCGATAAACAAACAGCGAGCAACATTAAATTTCTCTGTTACTCGCTCTCCCCGTTTGGGTAATCTTCGTCACTCTCGGGTGTACCATTAGTGAAAGCCCTCAATATCGTTTCCATAATGTCTTTCATGTTGTTGCTGTCGATATGTCTCCCCACATATCTTTCGTCTACGTGCGGGATTTCCTCACCTGTTTCGTCTTTTACACAATCAATATCTTCATTAATCAATAACGCAAGCAAATATTTTAGGTTCTTGAACCTTGTCTTACTATTTTGAAATAGCTTGGTTAATTCCTCAATCGAGATTTCAAATTTGTCTTGTATATCATCTATGGCGTTTATCGTAAATCTCATGCCATACTCATTCTTGCCAAGCTTTATTTTTGTGCCTTTTGGTTTTAAATCACTCATATATCCTCCTTAAAGAAAAAGGGAGCCGAAGCCCCCTATATTGTTATAAAATACTCGTATGTCGCAATCTCGGAATCGTTCATTTCCGCCTTGATTGCAATAGCCTTTAAAGCGCATGATTCTGTTATTTCAATAGCTGTGGAATATGTATCGCCATTGGTTGCAGATGGTGTTGTGCCGTTGGTTGTGTATTTGATTGTTTCATCTTCACCAGCTGTCAATGTAACTTCAAACTCTTCTTCATATGTTCCGCTTGCTTTGTTAGCTATCGGCTTAGTACATTGTGCTTTAACGCCTGACTTAGCCTGCAAATACGCTATTGCCTCTGCCTCAGCGTCAAATGTCTGCTCATACTTCCAAGCGCCATCATCATCGAGCATGATGGTTCCTTCAAGTACCGGAGTTGCAAAAGCTACAGTGTCACCCTTAGTTGCGTTAGTGTCTGCTGGCTCCCCAAACTGCACCTTCGGCAGCCAAATTGCTCTGAACTTTCTTACACCACCAACAACCTTTACACCGTAAAACCCTATCCCAACATACGGGTTTTGGTCTGTTCCTGATGCTGTGATTTCGCCCTCGTTTACTGTGTGTCCTAAAAATGCGGTCTGCACGGCATCGGATAAATCGTCAACGCCTAATGTAAGTGTTCCGCTTTGAAACGACTTGTCGCTTTCAGCGATAGCGTCATCAGCGTATAATTTAACATCATTGACTGATATTGAAATGTCTGCTTGTATAGCTTTAGCAATAACGCCCTGAGATGTTGCTGATTTGAAAACTGGATATTTTAACCCAATCTTTGCCATTTTCTCACTCTCCTTAATCGTTAATTACTCCGTCAATTACGGCCTCGACAACGATATGTATGTATTTCGTGTCGCTCTCGTAAAATTCGGAAGTTGATATAATAGTAAAACCACTCGCTCTTAATGCTTTGCGAATGGCTTTTTTGTTTGGTTGTGGGTTTCCCTTTGTAAAGTAATGCACTTGCACGGTGGTTTCGTCGTAGAGGTCGGTGTCGTCTGCCCTCAATGCGGGTCGTTCATCGGCATAATTAAATGTAATATATTCTTCTGCTGTACCCTCGTACACATTAGCCGATACGGGCAACCCTAAAGGTGAGAGTGACGATATTATAATTGGATTTACATTCACTCTCCCACCTCCCTATCAAAAACTTCTTGCATTTTATCAAGCACCGCTTTTTCGCTGTCTTTTATAGCTTTAGTCAGCGTAGGTTTGGATGCTTGCTTGCTAGTTCCATATTCTAAATAGACTAGCTTTTCCATGTTCCTTACGCCTTTTTCGTCTTTGCCCGTTGGCCTTACTAACGCATAATAACCGTACTTGTTTTTATTTGCTTTGGTCTTTTTAACCGAATTCACCATCGCCCCTGTTTGCTTATGCTTGCCAACCTCTGACTTAACGTTTCTTTCCAATATCGGTATCGCCTCGTCTATCATCTGTGGTGCGATACGATCAACATCTGCCAATCTCCCTAACTGCTTAATAAAATCATCCGGTATTTGGAAATCAAACTTCGCCATATCACACCGCCTTGTCAGAACAGGTCAATTCAACGGTTCCTTCGCCTTTTTGAAAAGAGCGGATAACCTCATAAGCCTTTCCTTCATGCAAAATATCTTTCTGCCCTGCATAGTCCTCGGAACGTACTTCAAAGGCTATTTTTGCTTCAATGCCAACTGCATAGGCAGGGTAAAATTCCGCACGAACCACACTTTTTTTATTAGCATAAACCTCGACATCTTTGTATGTGGTTGTTGGATATCCGTCATCATCTTGTCCGATTGTTTCTGTACGTAGGGTAATAATGTCTTTCCACATATCACACCTCCGTATATTCTGCCGATAAGGTTAAGTGAGTTTTTAAACTTGTAAACGCCGCCATATATTTCTCGGAGTCTGCGTTATCAAGGCCAAAATGTGCCTTGGCGTATAGAGATATTGCCCTCTTGATGAGCGGGTCGATGACCTGAATTTCTACCGGGTCGGGTTCGGGAATTTCTTCTGTCGGCTCCGGGGTATACGTTTCCTTAATCGTCTTATCCACATTCACGCCGGACAACTTCAAATCGGCTTTTGCACCATCTATTAAGTCCTGCACTTCACCGTCAAAACCATCATTAGTAATTCGCAAATCTCGTTTAATTTCAGTAAGCAAATTACTCACCGCCCTCGCCATCCGCTTCCATTAGTCCGGCTGCTTTCAGTTTGGCCAGCAGCGCGTTAAACTCTATAACTGTTGGTGTGCTAGCCTCTTGGCTGTCCGCTTGATTTTCTGCTACTCTGCCCGCTAATATCTTACCCTGCTCTGCCGATAGCGGTACATCTGCGCCACCAGTTGTCAAATCATTTACAATCGCGCTTGTGGCAACTTTACCATCAATTAAGCCTTTTAACACTTTACCTTGATTAGCTGATAATGCTTTGTCGGCATCTGTTGAAGTAACATTATCAACGATCGTTGCGGTTGTAATTCCTGTTACACTTGCGCCTGTTTTTATTTCAAGAGTTCCACCGATTACCAACTTGTCGCCGCCATCGGTTTTGTAATTTTTACAAGTCCTCATTTCGTTTCCCCTTCCCTTTTTTAGTTTCAATAACCTCAATTAAAGCACCATGAGGGCCAGAGTTTAATTCCTCTGCCCTCTTGGTTGTAGCTTCAAATATTTCATTCTTTTTTCGGAGCTTACCAGCTTTGAGGTCATTGAACATTGTCAATGCCTTTACTTTCATGGTTTACCTCCTATGCTTCGGGTGTGTTTCTGATTAATGCAAATGCCTTAGTATCAAGCACTCCACCATCTACGATTGTGTATGCAGCATAATCAACTGTCCTAGCTTTAACGTGCTCCTCTGTTGCAACGCTCATGGGTTCAGCAGTATTGATAACGTACCCTTGCCCTGGATTGCCTATGACTACAGATCCATCACTTACACCAGCATCAGGCTTAACAACCTTGCCAAACATTCTTCCTACTCCACCCGCGGAAACGTCAGGAATGAATATGGGTCTGCCCTCACCGTCTTTGAGGTTCGCGAGTTCGTTCCATATTGTTGAGCTATTAGCGTAAATAGAAGCTCCTGCAAGGTATGAAGAGTGAATCTTGCTGAACGCAGAGGTAAAATCTTCGTACGCTAATGGGTCAGCAGTTGCTGCCTCAGGGTCATAAGATACAACTTGCGGCGTATCGTTTTCTGCCAATAATGCTGTTTCAA